AAGCTTCAAGCCGAAGCAGGAACAAGTAAAGCTGGAAAAGCGTGGGAGAAACAAATTTGCTTAGTAGAAACAGATGCTAAATTCAATCCTATAATTGCTATTGAATGCTTTGGAGAAGAAAATATCAAGAAAATGAATAAACTAGAAGTGGGTATGATAGTGGTTGTTTTATGTAACATTTATAGTGAGGAATGGAATGGAAAGTATTTTAATAAAATAAAGGGCTATCATTTCACTAATCAAACTGACAATCCTGAAGTAAATGCAGATTTTGTAACTTCAGATGATATACCATTTTAAGATGATAGAAGAAATTAACTTTAAAATCTTGTGCGACCTTACTACAAATTTAGTAGGGTTGCGCAAAGGTTCTCTTTCTTTTAAAAGTAGAGAAAGTAAGTATCAGGTTCCTAGAACAGTAGCTAGTGTGGTTGCTAGAATGGTAGATTATACGCACAGAACAGTAATAGCTAAGGAGCTTAAAAGGGATAGGAGTTTAATTTATCACTATGAGAAGAAGCACGAATTTAATTATAGATCATTCCCAAAATATAGAGAAATATTTAATTTGGTATATAATGCTTATTCTAATTTACAAGGAGCCAAAAGAACTTTCGTTGATATAAATCAATTAAAACAATACCTAAGAGATAATGGAGTAACTAATAGTGAAAAACATCAAACTATCATTAGAATCAAATCAGGTAGAGTTGAAGCTGATATTAAAGTTTCTTATAAAGATTTCTATGATATGCTGGAAAAGTGTAAGTTTGCTATGACAGATTGCAACTACAACTTAGAGATTATTTAATGAACAAACCAAACTACTATGCTATTATTCCTGCTGAGGTAAGATACAGTAAAAAACTAACTCCTAATGCTAAATTACTCTATGCCGAAATAACTGCATTATGTAATATGAATGGTAAATGCACTGCTTCAACAGATTACTTTTGCAGGTTGTATGAAGTAAGTAGGGTTTCAATACAGAAATGGTTAAAAATATTAGAAGATAATAATTATATAAAACGTATTAATAAATATAAGCCACATAGTAAACAAATAGAAGCTAGGGTGATAACTTTGGTTAATATCCCTAGTAAAGAAAAGTTAATAGATAATACTAATATAAATATAACTAATACTAATCTTACAGATAGTAATAAAAAGGCGTTCTTTAAAAAACCTAAATTAGATGATGTTAAAGATTATTGTATCTTACGAAAAAATAATATAGATGCAGAAGCTTTTATGGACTTCTATGAAAGCAAGGGTTGGCAAATTGGAAAAGAAATAATGAAAAGCTGGAAAGCGTGTGTAAGAACTTGGGAACGTAGAGAAACAAAGAAACCTCAAACTATGAGTAAGATCCACCAACACTTGCAAAAAAACTTAAATGTAAAAGAAAGATTAAAAAAACAATTTGAATGAAATTAATTAAAACAATGTCAAAAGAAGATTTGATATTATCTTCAGTTGATTTAGTAAGCAAAACTTACATAGAGTTAGGACAGAATAATGTAGAAGAAGAAACTATTGAAATAATGGCAACAAGTTTAGCAAATGATTTAGCTAGAATGTATAAGAATTTTTATTTTGAAGATGCTGAAAATGCCTTTAATTTAGGAGTTAGAAGTCCAATTACAAGTGATTTTATACACCTTACTGTTCCTACTTATATGAAGTGGCTAAGAAAGAATCAAGAATTAATATGGGATGCAAGATCAAGAGTTGATAAAGGAGAGAATCCTAAACAGGTGCCACATTACAGACCTGAACCAAAACTACTAAAATGATAGGGTGGGCAATAATATTAGCAATAGTGCTGCATATAAATTATAAACTAAAAGAATGAATACAAGACAAACATCAAGAGATTGTTTCACACAAATTAAAGAAGAAGGTCTTTTATCTAAAATGAGATTCAAAGTTTATTCAGCTTTACTGTCAATGGGAAAACCATCTACAACTAGAGAAGTATATGAAACTATGGATGTTGTTAAACAAGAAGCGACAAGATTTACTGAATTAAGAAAACTTGGAGTTATATATGAGGTTCAAAATAGAAAGTGTAATATTACAGGCAGGACATCAATAGAATGGGATTTGACAGACAGATTACCTATAAATATAAAAAAATCAAATAAAACAAAGAAGCAAAAAATTGATGAGGTTTTAAATTCATTACGAGAATTATATAAAAACAAAAACAGTACTGTTGAGGATTGGAAAATGGTTGCTGATTTGATTAAGAGTATATGAAAACAATTAGCAAACTTAAAAAAGAGCTAGACAAATGGTTTAGCTTATACATTAGATTGAGAGATGCAACTGATGAAGGTCTAGTACAATGTATAACTTGTGGAACAGTAAAACATTATAAGTTAATGCACAATTCTCATTTTCAAAGTAGGCAATATCTTGCAACAAGATGGAATGAAAAAAATTGTGATGTCGGTTGTGTAAAATGTAATATTTTTAATTTTGGAGAACAGTATAAATTTTCAATAGCTTTAGATTCTAAATATGGAAAAGGAACTGCTGAAGAATTAGAATTTTTATCTAGAACAATTATAAAAGTTAGCCGTTTAGATTATGAAGAAAAAATAAGTTATTATAAAGACCTTGTTAATAAATTAAAAAAAGGAAAAGGAATAGAGTAACTTTTTTCATAACTTTGGCGTATGCACAAACCGATTTTTTCAAGTGAAGAACACAAGTCAATAATTGATGTCTATTTAATAATGTGTAAACAGTTTGTAGGAGAGGTAACTACTCAGGCACGTTACAATAATTATCTTGAAGTAGTAGATATAATCACAGAATATTCAAATGGGTACGGACAAGGAGTAAGAGAAAATGGAACTTTTTATGATTGGATAATGATTATACCTATAAACTTATCAGTAGCTACAAATGGATTCTTTGCAGGGATAGAAACTAAAAGTAATGCAGCAGTCGTAAGGGCTTATAGAGTTGTCTTAGATCAAATGCTCCAAGAAACAGTATCAAAATTAGATGATCTAGAGCCTACTTATGACTGAGATATATTCAGAAATAGCAACACTAACAGATAAGTTCAGAACAATGGCTTATGGCTTAACAACTGATGAGAATAAAGTAAACGAATCCGTACAAGAATTAATGTTATATTTTTTGAGTATGAACCCTGAAACGCTTAAAAGTATTTACGAGAAAGATGGAATATTAGGAATAACAAGATATGGAGCAGTTGCTTTGAGAAGGGCTTTAACAAGCACAAGAAGTAATTTTTATTATAAGTATGAAAAATATTACACACATATTGACAGTTCTGTTTATAGTTCTAATGCAACTGGTGTTAATGAGTTTGATGTTCCTGATGATTGTGTGTATAAAACTATTTCAAATTTTCCGAATGAAGAAATAGATTATGACCATAATAAAAAGCTAGATAAACTAGAAAAAATTGACAAAGTGCTTGACACTCTTTATTGGTATGACACCAAGATTTTTCAACTTTATTATTATGAGGGCAACACACTAGATTCACTCGCAGCAAAAACAAGGATAAGTCGCAATAGCTTATTTACCACAATAGACAAAGTAAGAACAATTTTAAAAAAAGAATTAAATGAAGATGTATGATCCCTTAAAGAACAATAGTTTTATAATGCAGTTTGGCTTTAGACACCCTGACGACAGAAGGAAGTATGAATAAGTTTTTCGTTCCTAATGAAATTTATGAAGATAGAATAAAGATTTGTAAAGGTTGTATATATTATAAAAAGTTATTAGGAAACTGTACCGTTTGTAAATGCTTTATGAAAGTAAAAGCAAGAATTGCACCAATGGCTTGTCCACAAAAATATTGGGATAAAACAACAGAAGTAGAAACTCCTGATGATTTACCACAAGAAATAATAGATGAGATATTAGATATGTGGAAAGATTTAAAAACAGGAAGGGCTAAAAATATAGAAGCAAAAAAAAGAATGATAGAAACCTACAATACAATTTATATGACT